ATCCCTACCTTTGATAGCCCCCATAATTTTAGAACCATCGGCCAGTCTTTGTGTACCGGCGGTATTGTTTGCTCTTACAGTGTAAGCGTTTGTTCCATTAATATTTTCTTGATCAGAAAATCTAATAAACATGTCATCTTGAGTTGTAGTCGAGCCAATAGATGTTTCAGTTCCAAAGAATACTAAGTGTCTATCTGGTGTAGATACTAATACATGACGCGATGCTGTGGGTGCATTTGCTAAGACTGTGGCTCTTGTTGATGTTGCAGCTGTGCCAGCTGCGTCCCATTCAAAGCACTTACCATTATAAATAAGAGCAATTAATTTTGTGCCATAGTTATCTAGTACCCATAAACCTGGATCAATAGTAAAGTCAGAAGAAGAAGCCTCTCCCCAAGCAACATAGCTTGAAATATTTGTAACAGTTGCGCCGGCACTGTGTCCAGCTTTAGTTGTACCGTTAACTTCTCTGGCTCCCCCACTTAAAGTGTTTGTTGTGGTATTGTTTGCGGTAAAACTTATGTCCTCTGACCCAATTCTAATCTCACCTGTGGATGGAAACGCTGCAGAGCTAGTTAAAGGAATATCAGTTACAGTATCATTAATCGTAGAAGCTAGTGTTGTAGTTGCTGGTCCTAAAGCAATACCTCCCCATAGAGCAGTACCCCAACCATAGCCACCTAGCTGTTGTGCTGGTCCTACTGTATAATAACATAAAACAGAGGCATCTCCACTTAACGATAAAGGTGTCCCTGACTCCTGAGTATCCATTGTAATTGTAAAAGTAGTTGGTGTAGGAACTGAAGTTACCATAAATTTTTCATCTTCAAAAGTAGCATCAGTATAAGTTGATCCTACTGCAGTAACTCCGCTAACAGAATCAAACATGACAATGTCGTCTTCACTGATACCATGACCACCAGTACATGTTACTGTAACTGTTGTTGATGAAGAAGTACTTGAAAATTTTGCGCCTGTTTCTGTTTGTCTAATTGGATGGATGTCATAAAAAATACCACCCGAATATACATATAAAATTCTATTGGTTCCTATAGCTGCGTATTTAATACCAGAATTATCATCCCAGTGATGAAGAGCTCGGGCCGCACCAGTTAACTTATCGTCACCTAATTGAGACCAACCACCTATTTTTTCTGGAGTACCATACCTAAATCTAACATTGTCACCATCAAACCATTGGCCTTCAGCCCCGGTCTCTGTAACCTGTTTGTTAAATCCTGGTAAAAATCCTAGTTTCTGTAGCATAAGAATTCATTATATAATATTTAGATTATTTTGGCTACTGGTTTATTTTGATTATCTATGTTGCCGGCTATGACAACTCTAGGTTTATTGGTTGTTTGTTTAGGTACATAATGTTCATACTCTCCCCTCCAAATTAAAAGAGTTCCTGTTTTAGGTTTAATCTTAAGATAACCGGGATCAGAAAAAATAATAGGTGCAGAATCTTTTGATGTTCTCACATAATAAGTAAAAGAAAACATATTTAAATGACTATGTTTTTTTGTTTCTTGTCCTTTTTTATAGACTACTCCCCACATATCATTACAACAAAAATTAATATTACCTCCCTGTATCGGATTAAACTCATCGTATTTAGGTAATTTTTCTGAACAAATTATTTTTAATAACCTTGCATAAGAATCAAACTTGTCAGCCATCTGCCAATGGGTCATATAAGCTTTAACATTAGTCGTGTGATTTTGAATATCTCCTGTGCTTAAAGTATCTTTTTCTAATTGTTTATTTAAATCTTTAAAATCATCGAGATAACTTAAGTTATCTTCAAGAATATTCATAGTCGTAGACACTTTTATTTTATGAATTTGCATATTTTGAATTTTCTTCATATGAACCATCAATATTAAAATTAATAATACACCTCATATTTTTTTTAGGTTGATAGGCTGTATGTAAATATCTTCCATCAAACATAACAGCAGTTCCTTGTTTAGGAGTTACTCTTTTAATAATCTTTTTATTTTTATCAAAGAAGACCGTGTCTCCATCAGAATCTAAAACATAGTATAAAAAAACTGTATACTTATCTTTTCTTGTAGGTAAATCATAATGTGGGGTATCGTAAGTTTTAAAGGAAGGATTGGGAAATTGTAAAAAAGAATTAACTCTTAATACTTTTAGCTCATGTTTTTTAAAAAAGTGAACTATAGGCACTATATTATCAAAATATTTTGAATTTATTCCTTTTTTAATAGAACAAAATTCATGTTGCATCCCAGGGCGAGATTGTTTACTAGCACTAACATCTTTTATAAAATACCAAGGAAATATTCTATCCTTTAAAAGAAGATTTTTTATTTCTTCTTGTTTCTGTTTACTAATAACATCTTTAAATATTTTTAAATTCTGCATTTAAACCTAACTTGGGTCTTGTGTCATTTAATAATTTTTTATTAGTTGAATAATGTAAAAACACCTGTACACAAACCTCTCCATTAAAGGGTTCTCTCCAATGTTCTAGATCACAACCTTTATAAATTAACATATCCCCTGCATTTAAATTTATCTTAATATCTTTTTTTCCATTATTTAAATATATAGGCCATTTATTTCCGCCTAAAAATAATGTTGTTGATATTTCACAACTAGATCTGTCTTTATGTTTTTTTAAAATATCACCTGGTTTATAAGTTCTTGCATATGAATATGTTTCATATAATTTTAATTTTGTTCCTTTAATCATTTTAGGTTTTACGTATAATAACAATGTTTCCATTAAAGAATCACCATAAATAGAAAAAGTATTTGGAACTTGATCATCATTCCAGGTTCCAAAATTATTATCAAAAGGGGCTAAGTAATTATTTTCTCGCATGTGAGCAATAGCATTTCTTTTTATCAATAAATAATTATATGCAATTTTAGCTAATTCTTTTGAGATAGCTTTTTTAACTACAACGTATCCTTTCCTTGAAAAGCTCATTTTAAATAGTTTAAATTTAATACCGCCCTACAATCTATATCTGTTTGACTAACAGCTCTATGTTTTAATTTTACAGGAAATTCTACATACATGTTTGATATACTTTTTATTTTTTCACCAGATTCAAATTCAGTATATCCATTGTTATCATTTAAATAAAACAGACCAGTTGTAATAGTATCATTATTAAAGTCTCTATGCATAATAGATCTTCTAGGTTTATCTGATCTAGTTAATAAATTAATTTGTGCCCTAATTAAACTTGTATACTGTATTCTCATTTTCAAAGGATTCATGATTCTATTAAAGTGATTAGAATTACTATGATCATTATCATAGATTTTATGAGAAAAGAAAAAACCATCTTTAGAATTTGGATTTTGTTCTTGTTGATAGAACCAAGAAAAATCTGAACCTGAGATTAGTCCAAAAATATTATCAAATTCATGTTTTGATAAAAAATCTTTAGTAACTTTTATATCTTTATTTTTATGTTCCACTATTTACAGCCCCCTTATTAATCGCTTGAATGTTCCAATGTATAAATCTAAAAGGTTCTTTTCCATTATCTACGACATAAGAATGTGGTAAATATGAAGGAAAAAATATAATAGTTCCAGGTTTAGGGATATAGTTAATAGAAGATTGAGCATCATTAACTGCGTCTTTCTTTAACATGGGAAGATCATTCATTAGTTTACCGGGTCTTGGATCATGAAAAATAGGTCTTGAAGTTTTTTCACTTCCCTTTAAAAAATAAAAACCAGAAATATGCCCATTCCAATGAGTATGAATTTCATGCCAACCCCCTCCATTTTTAGAAAATTCTTGCACCCAAAGTTCTGTTATAAATAATTGATAATCTTTTAAATCATAACCTTGTTCATTTGTTAATATTCCATGAGCAGTATCAAAAATCATTTTTTGAAAACCCCTTATTTTTTCTTCTGGAATTAATGAAGTAGAATGATGCGTTAATGAAAAATCGTTTGTTTTTTTTATAATTTCTTTATTTCTTTTTCTAGCTTCTTTTATATAGGGATCTGTAATTTTATTTAAATCTTTTACAAAAGAGTCATCAAAACCATAATAAACCGGGCTAATAAAATAATTATCTCTTTTTAATTCAATCATAATAATTTATGTTTAAAACAATCCTTTCATTTTTATCTGTACAAGTAGATCCTGTATGTCTAACAGATGCTGGAAAAATTACAAGTCTATTTGCTTTGCTTTTTATTTTTTTTCCATCTTCAAATTTAGTATATCCATTATTTGTATTTACATAATATACTACTGTTTTCCAATTAGCTTCATGATTTTTTATATGTTGTGCTGTATCTGTATGAAAGCCATGTTCTATAATTTTATCTGTTTTCCATAAATAATTAGCTTTAACTTTTATTAAAGATTTTACTTTTAATTTTTCAAAAATAGGAATTAAATTATCAAAATAATATGAATTAGGTTTATATTCATTATAGAACATATGGGTAAATTGTTTATAGTTCTTACTATCTACAATTCCATTAACAAACCATGGAAATTTATTATCTCTAAAAAACATATCTTCTATTTTTTTAAAGTATTCTTTGTCTACAAAATCATCTATAATCTTTATCATACTAAATTAAACCAACCAGTCGCTATATATTTTTCTTCTTTGGGGGCTACAATACCTCTATGTTCATGAGTAAAATCTGTGGGCCAAATTAAAGTTAAACCTTTCCTAGGTTTAATTTTTATTTTTTGGTGAAGAAATTCTGTCTCTCCTCCTTTATTTACAGTATTTAAATAAGTCATATACACCAGACCTCTAAAAGATATAATATTATCTGACACACCCCATTCTGCTCTTTCATTGTGCCATGTTTTAAAACCACCCCCTGGAGGATAATATTGAATTAAATTTGTAAAATTTGTTCTATACCTTCCTATTAATTTATATTTTTTTACATACTCTTTCACACCAAAACTTAATGTTTCAAAATATTTAATAATAGTAGAATTATTACTAGGATTAAAATACATAACATCTATAGAATCTTTAACTTCTTTATTTATTTCATCATTACCAAAACAACCTTGCATTTTGTATTCATCATTTGTTTTATGATAATGTATTAATTCATCACACAAAGTTTCGTCTATATTATACTTATGTATAAATGTTTCCATTATTTAAACGGCTTTCCTAAACTCCAACATACTAAACTATATCTTTTTCCTTTTTTAACTTTAGATACTTTATGCCTTATATGAGAGGGAAATACAATAGCAGTCCCTACACTTTTTTCTTTTATTTTTTGTGCTAAATTTGGATCTTCTCCATTTCTAAAATTAAATAAAAAATCACCTTCTTCATAATTATTATTTAATAAAATTGAGGCAGATATTTTTCGTATTAATCCTTTAAATTTACCTTTTTGATAAACTTCATCATTAGCATCAACGTGCCAATCATAATGTTGATCGCCCCCATAAATGGTAAATTGTATATCCTCACAATTTCCTATATCAAAATTCCAACCTGCATTTTTGTTTGCATCCATAATATAACGCATAACTATATTTTTAAGCCAGAGCTCATCATTCCAAACAACAAAAGAATTTCTAATTTTAGAAACAGAATTATCTCTTACTGTTCCTATTCGAATATTTTGTTTATTTAAGCAGTATTTAATAATATTAGAACAAATATGTTCTGGTAGGGAATTAGGATATATCCAACTTTCATTCTTTAGAAACATGTAAAGTTGATTATATAGGATTTATAAAAAAAGTCTAGTTACCTGTTGCAGACCAAGAAGAAGAATCAGGATCCCATGCAAATTCATTATTTTCAACGTCATAACCTAACCATCTTAAATTATCTTCATCCCAAATTATAAGGTAAGGAGAGTCGTCCCCATAATTTAATACGCTTGGATAAGCTATTGGAGCTTTATAATTCCATTCACTAGTATCTAGTACCCATGAATCAAAAGGCTTTCTACCTACAAAAACATCTTCTGTAGGTCTGTATTCACCACCTATTTGAGCATAACTCCATCTTTTACATCTAGGATCATTTTCTAATTCTTGAAAAGATCTTGCTTTAGGTTTTCCATCTTCATAAGTTTCAGTAATTGTTTCAACCATATATTTTCCATTACATGAATTATAAGAAGTTTGTTTAAACGTACCTTTAAAAACAGTGTTTACCCATTCTTCAGCCTGAGTAGACCAATCTCCACCGTTGGCATCGATATCTGCATTACCAACTTTAATAACTTCAGTTACTATACTGTTTTCATTTAATTTTGCAAAGTGTGCCATTATATTGTCAAAGTCCCTGATGCTATAAATCTTGCTACTTTAGCGGCACCATCATCAGATACTTGATTTCCTGATCCGGTGACTGCTGTATCCGCAGGTCCACATGGAATTCTAATTACTATAACTCCACCACCTCCATTAGCGGCACTTCCCATTGAACGTCCGCCTCCGCCTCCAGCTCCTTTTTCAGCGCAACCTTCACTACCGCAAGGACCTCCACCGCCTGATCCTCCGAATGCGTAAGTTACAGATGATCCTGTGATTGAGTTAGCTGTTCCACTTCCCGGTGCTCCATCATTTCCATTACTTGCACTTCCTCCAGGTCCGCCGTGGCCTCCGCCACCGCCGCCCCGGTTATTTGGTGCACTTGGTGTTTGTTGACCACTTCCTCCAGGATTACCCTGAGATGGTGATGTTGGGGGTGTATTTCCTGCGCCTCCGGGTTGTGAATAAACAGAAGATCCGCCACCTCCCGATCCTCCAGTATCTTCAGATGATGGTCTTCCACCACCGCCACCTGTTGAAGTAACAGAAAACGGTGTACATGCAAAAGCTATAGAGTTACCTCCTCTAGAAGAAGGTGTGTTGTTTGAAGGTGCTTTAGCCCCTCCACCTCCAACTGTAATTGTGTATTCAGTTGCAGGATCAATTTCTACTTGGGAAACAGAGCCACAGCAAAATGAGAAACGCATTCCTCCTGCGCCACCTCCGCCGCCTCCATTATTATTATCATAAATTCCGCCACCGCCGCCTCCAGCGACAACTAAATAATCTACAAGTGCAGGTGATGCTCCACCACCTCCAGAACCAAAGCCTAAGACATTGTAGCCAAACATAGTCTTGCCTCTAGTGGATTGTTTATTTTTTTGTCCTTTACCTGCGACAGTTAAAGGATTGTCGATTTTTCTCATGCTCTACTCCCTTTATGCGTCGTTAGCTGCGTCAGTAGTAAAGAATATTTTAATACCTAGAACTCTTGCTTCTCCAGTAAAAGTATCACTACCGTCCGCTGCATCTCTATATAATTGAAAATAAGTTTGCTCGCCCGCTGCAGGAGAACCCGCAACTGTCATTGCACTACTTTCAGAAGAAATTTGTTGATCTTCTACTGTACCAATTCCAGCGTCTGTAACCTCTATTGCTGTACCGTAAGCAACATCAATAGTATCACTATCAGCACACGCAACTCCTTGTAAACCAAAAATACAGTCTCCTGTATTTGTTGTGCTAGGAGACCAGTAAACTTGATAAGTTACTGTTCCTTCATTCCATGATTTTGGCATAGCCACTGTAAATTGTGTGTATTGTTTTGTACTAGCATCAAAATCAAAAACTTTTAAATCCGGTCTTGTTGCTGTTGTTTCTACTTGTGCTGCATCCGCAGGATTAGTTGTTGGTCCGTACATAGCTGCAGCTGGGACCCACATAGTTTCTTTTCCTGCAATTTTAACTGCAGATGATCCAGATTTAAGTACTCCAGATCCTGCTGGATTAAGATTCATGTCAATATTAGTATCACTACTTCCTGTAGATGAAAGAGTTGGGCCAGCTCCACTTGCTCCCGCTGCCATAGTAAATTCATTTTCTGCTGAGCCAGTGACTGTGATCTTCATTAACTCATTTCCACCAGTATCTAAAATTGAAGTACCAATTTTAGGAGATGTTAAAGTTTTGTTTGTTAAAGTTTCTGTTCCAGTAAGAGTTACATCACCCATTCCAATATCATAAACTCCAGTGTTTGTAGCAACACCATCTACATAAATAATTTTCCAAGTTTTTTCTGATGCTGCCCAAGTAACCGTTGCACCTGAACCAGATGCTGCTTTTAATTGTACTGTTGGAGTACCCGCACCATCTGTAGTAGCATTTTGCATCAAATAAAATGTCTCAGTAAGAAGAGGGACTGTTACAATTTGGTTTCCAGTTATAGATCCTGTTAATTTAATTACTCTGTTTTGAGCTTTACCTGTAAGGGCTCCATTATCGATATCTAATTCTGTAGTTTGAGCACCACCTGCAATAGATACTTCTAAATATCCACCAGTTAATTGTTCAATAAGTTGTAAATTTGTATTTGTTTTATCGCCCCATGTACCGGCATTTTCTCCGGTTGCCATTAATTCTAGGCCGAGATCTGAATATGATGATGCCATAATTTTTTTTCTCCTATGCTACTTTAAGCTACATCTGTATAAGATGTATTTCCTGTTATGTCAATATCATTATAACTTGTATTTCCAGTAATATCAATATCAAAATAACCTAATGGAGATACACTTCCTACTGCTGTTGTAGCCTCTAAACCAGATAATCCCACAGTCATTTCTGTAGGAGAAATTGATCCTATTCCAGTAGTTCCAACTCCTGCAGTTGATAATCCTATAGCCATTCCTGCGGGAGTAATAGCTCCTACAGATGCTGTAGCACCTACTCCAGTTGGTGTAAATACTTGAGCATCCGATACTGTTAATTCACCTATACCAGTCGTTCCTACTCCTGCGCTACTTATACCAACAACATCTTCTGGAGTTATTGCGCCTACACCAGAAGTTAAACCAAGACCAGTTAACCCTATATTCATTTCTATAGGTGTTATAGCGCCAACATTAGATGTTAGGCCTGAAGGTGCTGTTAATGTAACTGTTGGTGATAATATAATTGTTGGAGCACCAATTGCAGATGTTGCAGAAACTCCTGTCACTCCCATGACATCTGCTACATTTAAAATAAAATCTCCACCCCAAGTACTGCCAGCAGTTCCTAAGTCAGAAGAACTTCCCCAACCTTGAGCTCCCCATGTTGTGTCCGGTAATGATACTGTTGCTACTCCACTAGATTCAACATCAACAATAACTGTTAATGCTGACTGGCCCCAGTTTTCAACACCCCATCCATCTTGACCCCAACCTGTATTTATTTCTGTTGTTACAGTTGGAGTTCCAATAGCAGAAGTTGATCCAAGTCCTGTTAAATTTACTACTGGATTATTACTTTCTCCCCAAGGTTCTTCACCATATTCGGCTCTACCCCAACCTTGATCTGCTGCACCTGTAGCCTGTCCAACAGAGGATGTTAACGATAAACCTGTTAATGTTACAGTGTTATCATTTACTTGTCCCCATTCTCCTGTACTCCAAGATTGACCTGACCAACCAGATAATGAAAAAGCCGTTACTTCTCCGACAGAAGCTGTTGCACTTATACCAGTTGCAACTAAAACTACATCAGTAGCATTCTCTCCCCAGTTTTCTACTCCCCAAGTTTCAGAACCCCATCCACTTGTAGACTGAGCATATGGTAAAGTTCCTAATGATGTTGTAGCTGAAACACCTGTTGGTGAAATTGTAGTTACGTTTTGTTGACCCCAATCTCCTTGCGACCAGGTGCTACCGGATTCGTTCCAAGTGTTAGCCATAAGGAGTTACTCCTTATGCTATTCGAACTATAGCTGTTGTTGCTGCCGCTGCTGGAAATTGAATTGTGAAAGTTCCAGAAGAAACTGTTTTGTCTCCTCCAAAAGCTACTGCACAAACTGCAGGATCACCTGTTGCTGTATCATTAAAAATTAAACATCCGTTAGCTGTAAAAGAAGCTGATGTCCAAGAAACATCTGCAAAATCACAAACTGCAGTTGTTGAATCTAAAACCGGTGTAACGCTTGTTAATACTTTTCCTTTTGGCTGATAAGCTGATCCAGATGTGTTTGTAATTTCGTTTGATGAACCATAAGCTGTAGTCCCTGCACCTAAAGTTGCAGAGCTAGTATATAATGCGATGTTAAAATCATTTCCTGTACTAGCTGTAAAATTGTGTACAGCTTTTAAAATTTCTGTTTTAAAAGTGTTACATATTGCCGATGTTATTGCCATAATTTTTTCTCCTCAATTTACGGAGACGGCGAGTTAACTTTTATTCTAACTGTTCCATCAGTATAATCGTCTCGTCTTCGTCTTCCCAATTGCATTCCTGCAAACTGTTGTATAGCATTTTTATACTTTTGTTC